GGGGCTGGCGGCGCCGGCCAGGTGGTCGAGCGCGGCGCCGATCGAGGGCGCTCCGATCGAGCCGGCCTGGGCGCGCAAGAATGGCGGATTTCTGCGGGTTTCCGGCGGCGCATCGGCGCGTGTTGGAAGGGCGATGTTGGAAGGCGTGGCCTATCGTCCTGAATTAAAGCGATATTTCGGCATGCCGCATCAGCCTGTCAGGCTGACGGTCCGGGCGCGCGCGGGCGCGGATCGGGCTGGCCACCCCCCCTATGCCCCCATTCGCGGCGGCCGAGCCCCCTTGCATGTCGGCGCTGTAGGCTGGCCGGATTTGGACCCGCGTTTCGGGCCCGCTGACCTTACCAACTGGTCGACTATGCCTGCGGAGCGGCCAGAACCCCGAGGCCAACAACGGGCCGGGGTGAGAGCTTCGGACTGGATGGGGACGGCAGCGACGGGCTTGGGTTGGATGGATCGACCGCGTCACTGCCTGGATCACGACGCTAGACGAGGAGCATTCTGTGTCAATTGAGCCCGGTGGAAAAGTCCCGAATGGGTTGTTGCGGGACGCGCAGCAGCGCATGCTCGATGCGGCGGAGGATGAAGTTCAACTGGAGCTGATAGACCCTATCAGCCCGGAAGAAATGGCTGACGCACAAGCGGAGCTCGGGCCGGATGCGGGACCACTGACGGTGCTGCGCGCAGCCCGGGAGCGACGTCGCGGCCGGCCAAAGGGCTCCGCAAATCGCAGAAACGCAGACACCGTATCCTACCTGCTGCAGTTTGGGCCGGACCCGCTGCGTGCAGCAATGGCCATCATCAACACGCCGCCGGAAGTGCTTATCGAGCGGTCGTATGCACTGGATCCCGTCAAGAAACGGATGTCGTATTCCGAGGCTTTGAGCCTGCAAATCCGGTGCATGGAGATGGTTGCGCCATACCTGCACGGCAAGCAACCGGTGCGCGTCGATGCGACGATCCGCGGCGTGATCGTGCAGGAGCAGATCGGGCAGATCATGCCGGGAGGCACGATCATCAATGGCGAGCCATTGGGCGTGCTTGGCGCGCCGATGGTCGAGGGGGACGATCGCCATGACGCATGACGTGCGGACCCTCAACAGCCCCGGGCCGACGTCTGACCGATTCCTGCTGTCGCGCGCGTTCGTCTGCATCATCACCGGCCCGGTCGGTTCGGCAAAGACCATCACCTCGCTGCGCAAGCTGCGCCGTATCGGGATGATGCAGGGCGGACGGCGCGATGCGAACGGGGTGATCTGGCGCAAGGCGCGCGTCGGCGTGATCCGCGAAACCTACCCGAACCTTGAGAAGAACACGCTTCCCAGCTGGTTTCGCATCCACGCGGAAAGCGATGGCAAGTTCACGTGGAAGGCACCCTTCACGCATCGCCTGCAGCTGATCCTGCGCACCGATCCGCGCACCGGCAATGCGATCGACGTGTGCGATTTCGAGATCGAATTCCGCGCGATCGGAGACCGGTCGGTCGAGGAAGCATGTCGTGGCTGGGAAGTCGTCGCGGTGATGATCGACGAGGCCGACTTGCAGCCGCCGGAACTGCTGGCGTTCCTGTCGGGTCGCGTGGGGCGATCGTCGGACCTCGATCCGTCGCTGGTGGCCGATCCGACCATCATCCTCTCGCTCAACGCACCGTACATCGACAATTGGATGTACGCCCTCGCGTTCGAGAACGAGTTTCAGGATCTGCTGGACCCGGCGCTGGTCGAAGCACTGGACGGGCGGCCGCTGGTCGAGAGCTTCATCCAGCCCGGGGGCCGCACGCCCCATGCGGAGAACCTGCATAACCTGCCCAAGGGTTATTACACGATCCAGGCGGCCCTCAACAAGCATCGGCCAGACTACGTCGCGCGCATGATCGACAACAAGCCGGTGCCGATGCAGCACGGGCAACCGGTCAACCCGCAGTTCGATTTCGAGCGGCACGTGCGCCCGCTGGAATGGGACAAGACGCGCGGGCTTACCCTGGCGTTCGACCAGGGCCTGTTCGCGGCCGCCGTCGCCGGCCAGCAGGGCGCCGACGGAAGCCTGCGAACGCTGCGTGAGGTGGTCAGCTTCCTTGAGCCGGGCAAGACGCTGCGCAAGATCGGGCCGACCGCGTTCGGCCAGATGTGCAAGGCGATGCTCAACGAGCATTTCTTCGACCTGGCGCCCGAGCAGCTGCGCATCGTCGGCGATCCGGCCGCGTGGCGCGGGCGCGACAACGACAGCAGTGAGCACGACTGGGTGCTCGCGTTCCAGGCGGCGCTGGGGCACCGGGCGCGCAAGGCCAAGAGCAACAAGCAGGCGCTGCGCCACGAGGCCGTGTGGAAGGCGCTGGCGACGCATGACGGCTATGCCGTGGACCCGGCCTGCAAGCACCTGATCCGGGGGCATCTGGGCGGGTACCGATATCGCGATGCCGACCTCAAGGCCGGCGAGATGCGCGGTCACCTCGAGGTGGCCGACACGATCTACACGCACGTCTGCGACGCCGAGCAATATCTCGCGCTCGAGGGCGAGCACGTCATTTCCGACATTCGCGGAAAGTCCCGCCGGCCGGCGGGATCGCGGGTCCGTGTCGAAAGCGATTTCGACGTTTTCAGGGGAGTGTGAGCATGTCGTTTTTCAGTTTTCTGGGGGCGTTGGGCGGGCTGATCGGCCTGACGGGGTTGGCGACGAAAACGCCGAAGGCGCCGACACCGCTGCCGGTCGCGACACGCGACGACGCGGCGGCCGCAATCAAGAACGAGGATGCGATCCGGCGCCGGCAGGGTGCCGCCGCCGATATCGTGACCGGCACCACGGGCGCGGAAGCGGCGCGCGGGGCGATCGGGAAACTGGTGGTTGGAAGTTGAAAAGGAGGGAATGAGTTATGGCAAGTGGGTCTGAAAAACTGGACCAGCAGGACGCTGGCGAAGGTGTCGCCGCCGGTGCTGCAAGCGGCGATGCGGGGGGTAATGCCGGCACGGAAACCGGCGGCGACGGCAGTGCGGAAACCAACGCGGAAGGCGGGGTGGGCGAGGTGACCGGTGACGGTGCCACGCCGGCCGCGATCGACTGGCAGGCACGCGCCGCGGATCTGGAAGCGGAACTTTCGACGGTTTCGGCGCAGCTGGCGTCGGTCAGCGACGAACTGGCCGATGCGATCGCGAAGCGCGATGCTCTGCAGGCCGCTGCAGATGCCGCCGCAGCTGTCCCGCGCAGCCGGGCCAGCACCGGGTCGGTGAAGCTGCGCAAGGTGGCCGACGTCGACAACCCTTCGACCGAGGATCTGATGGCGGCGATCGCTGCGGCCGGCACGGTCGAACTGCTGTTTACCGACGGCGCCCGCGAGATTTCGGGGATGCCGGCACGCGTCATCGAGGGCGCGGCCTGGCAGGTCTCGATCATTGGCGTGGCGCTGGCGCTGCCCCAGCTGATCGTGACCGGCCCGGGTCCGCAGATCATCGAGCTCAAGGGTTACGCGCTGTTCCTCGACGGGAAGCAAGCGGCATGGGCGGCGCGGCCGGACGTGCTGCGCATTGCGCCTGGGGCGACGATGAACCTTGCCGGCGACGTCGTTTTCGCAGCGGCCTGATACCTGCCGCCCCGCCAGCGGCGGGGCGGCCATACCGGAGGGAACGATGGATCTGATACAGGACGATGCGCAGGCGAAAGAGGATCTGCGCGAGCTCGGCCGCCTTGAGGGCGAGCGGGGGCCCTATGAGGCGGCATGGCGCGAGATCGACGAGCGTTTCCCGTCCGGTGATGGCGGTTTCAACCGCAAGACGCCCGGCGCCGTGCGGGGGCAAGCCAACTTCGATGTGACCAATATCACGGCGTTGAACAGATTTGCAGCGGCCGGGGTGGCGATCACGACGCCGGAGGAAAAGCAGTATATCCGGCCCCGCTTCGCCGATCCCGACTTGCAGAAGCTGCGCAGCGTGCAGCTGTGGTGCGAACGCGCCGGCCAGCGGCTGTACGATATCCGCCACGCTGCCCATACCGGGTTTTCGATCGCGGCGAACGAGGATTGGGACCAGCTGGGCCGCTACGGCACATCGCCGATGTGGAGTGAGGCGCGCCCCGGCAAGGGGTTGTTCTATCGCGTGCTGCACCTGTCGGGCTGCTACATCGACGTTGATTTCGCGGGCTTGGTCGACACGGTGTTTCGCAAGATGTGCTGGACGGCGCGGCAGTGCGAGCAGTTTTTCGGCATGGAGGCGATCACGCCCAAGATGCGCCAGGCGCTGACGGACGAGAAGCCGCACACCACGTTCGAGATCGTGCACGTGGTACGCCCGAACACGCGATGGGATGCCGAGAAGCTCGACTGGCGGCGGTTTCCGATCGCGGAGCGCTATCTCGCGATGGACGAGAAGATCTACCTGCGCCGGCGCGGGTTCATGACCATGCCGGTATCGGTCAGTCGGCATACCACGAGCGCGGGCGAGATCTATGGGCGCAGCCCCGGGACCAACATGCTGCCGACCATCCACGGGCTGAACGCCATGCGCCAGACCATGCTGCGGGCAAGCCACAAGGCAGTCGATCCGGCGCTGGTGTTCTACGACGATGATGGCGCGACGTCGCTGGCAACGCGGCCGGGTGGCCTGACGGCGGGGTTCGTCGACGAGAGCGGCCGTCCAATGATCCACAAGGTTCCGGGTGGCGAATCCGCCCTGCCGTTCGTGACCGGGGATATCGAGAGCGAGCGCCAGGTCGTGCGGGGCGAGTTTCTCGAAGACTTCTACAAGATCCTGACAGACCCGAATTCGCGCATGACGACGACGGAAGTGCTCGAAGTCATGGCCAAGCAAGGCGTGCTGGTGCGCCCCTTCGCCGGGCGATACGCCATGGAAAAACAACACCCGGTATCGAACCGCGATCTGCAGCTGGCCATGGACGCTCGCCAGATCGAGCCGTTTCCGCCAGAAGTGATCGAGGCCGGGGCGCATCCCCTGATCGATTACGAGAACCCGCTGGCGGCCATGGCCCGGGCCGAGGCGACCAGCAAGACGCTGCGGTTCGTCGAGGCGATCACCCCCATGGCGCAGGTCGATGGCGGGGCGGTGTTCGATTACCTCAACACCGATGAAATGATCCCCGGCATGGCCGAGGAAATCGGCGTCAAGCCGCAGTACGTGCGCAGCGCGGACGAGGTGGCGCAGATCCGGGCGCAGCGGGCGCAGCAGCAGCAACAGGCGCAGAGCCTGGAGCAAGTGACGCAGGCGGCCGACGCGTACCAGAAGATCGCCAAGGGCAACCAGCTGAGCGAGGCGGCATGACCAGCGAAACGAACCGCCGCCGCGTGCGCGCGGTGCTGATATCCCGCGAGTTCAAGCAGGTGTTCATGGGCGTGCCGGGCTGGATTGCAGCGCTGTTCGCCCGCCCGTTGCTGGGCTGGATCCTGCGCTCGATGTTCCACGGGCCCGACGGCAAGCCGCACCGCTCGGGCGAAATCGTGCTGGCCGAACTGCGGCGCATCGGCGGCCTCGACCGCACGAGCATCTTTCACACTGATCCCAGGGTCATGGCCTACCGCGAGGGGCGGCGCAGTGTGGTGCTGTTGATCCTGGAATATCTCAACCTGGACGAGAACGAAGTCCGCAAATTGATGGAGCTTGATGATGGCTATTGAGGGTGGGGACAATGGCGGTGGCGCGGCTGCGCCGGCGGGGGGCGGTGGCGCAGCCGCACCGGCGGGCGGCGCAGTAGATCTGCTGGGCGGCGCGGCACCGGCTGCGGCGGCAGCGGCACCGGCGGGGGATGCCGGCGCTGCGCCCGGCGGCGAAGGTGGCGGGAGCGGCGTGCCCGGCGCCGGGGGTGATCCCGATTGGTACGGCAGCCTTTCGAGCAACGCGGACGGGGATTCCGCGAGCAACCTCGACTGGATCAAGGCCAAGGGGTTCAAGGATATCGACGGCATGGCCAAGGCGCTGCGCTTTGCCGAGAAGGCCATTCACGACAGCGGCCGCATCAAGCTGCCAGGGGAAGGCGCGCCGGCCGACGAGGTTGCCGCCTATCACCGCGCGATCGGCGTGCCCGATGCGCCGACCGGGTATGAGTTCGCCGCGCCGACCGGCGCGAACGGGGAACCCATGCCACTCAACACCGCCATGCTTGAGCGCATTGCAGCGGTCGGGCACAAGCTGGGGATCCCGAAGGCCGCGCTTGAGGGCGTGGCGCAGGAGGTGATGGCGGCCGAACTGGACGACGTGGCCGCGCATGATCGTGTGCAGCAGGCGGCGGCCGATGCGTGGGTCAAGGCGCAGGGGCAGGAAGCGGCGGCGAAGATTGCGGCGATCGACAAGGCGGCCGGTATCCTTGGCCTGTCGCGCGACGACATGGTGGGGCTTCGCAACGTGCTGGGTTCGGACAAGGCGCTGACGCTCATGGCGCGGCTTGGCGATGGGCTGGCCGAGGGCGGCATCATCGATCCGGGCGGTCGCCAGCGCTTCACCGTCAGCGCCGCCGAGGCGAAATCCGAGCTCGACCGGCTCAAGGCCGATCCCGCCTGGGTCAAGAAGGCGTTCGTGAAGGGCACACCCGAAGCGGCCCGCTATGATCGGCTGAATGACATTCTGGGCCAGGCGGCCGAGGCGGCCGCGCTGGCATAAGGCGGGCCAAGCCAAATCGGCTTGACGTGGGGCGGTGGATGAATCATTCTCTGCCCCACAAGCGCCGGCAAGCCCTTTGCGGCCCGGCCCCAGCAGTGGAAGCTGCCGCCGATCGCGGGCGTTAAACGATAGAAGGCCCGGCACTGCGATCCGGCAAGCCATTCGACAAATCGGACAATCCATCCCATTTGCCGGAAGGGCATTGCTATGAGTCAGGCAGTTTCCGCTGCAATGCAGGTCAAGTTCCAGAACAACGTGGAAATGGCCCTGCAGCAAACCACGTCGGTCCTCGAAGGCTGCGTCGATACGCAGGACGATGCCGGCGCCGACAAGGTCAAGGTCAAGGATATCGTCGGCAACGCGCTGCCGCAGGAAGCCAGCGAGCGCCACGGCGATACCAAGTACAACAATCGCAACTATGACGGTGTCTGGATCCCGAAGGCGAACGAACTCTA